TTGGGCGATAAAAACAACATGATTGTGTTTTATGGTGACAATGTAGGTCGTGCCATGGAAGGTACCGACAAGCAGGAATGGTACCAATTTTTAGAACAGCTCAAACATTTTGCCATGCGCAATATGTTAAAATTTGAACTGGACAATATCAGCAAACTCAAATACACCATGCAAGGTATGGCAGCCATCAAAGAAGGGTTATTTGAGGGCTATTACGGCAAAAAAAATATCAGTTACAGCGACCAGCCCAAACAGGTTCGACTGATGATCAAACACAGTCGCGACATCAAAGAAGGTGAAGCACGTTATCGTGCAATTGAAAGTTTGTTTGTGGAAACAGCCGACGGAGAAAGATTCCGAGTACCCAGTCGCAGTCTCATGCATGGTCGCATGATTGCACGCCATTGTGCCGAAGGCGGAACACCTTATGATGCGTTTGGCAACTACATCAACGAGATTGTGAGCGAGATGGCCACAATGGCTAGATTCATTCGAGCTGCCAAACACAAGCCTTTTACAGGTGAAGCCGCTGAATTAGTTGAGGCTGCTGTGCGTCACTACAGTGATCTCAAGGCCAAAGCAAAACAAATGATCAGCCAACGTGGTTATCATGAAGCCCGAGAATCATTTGATCCTGCTGAAATTACCAACAGCAGTGAAGTAGCTGAATCTATTAGAACTATGTTTATAGAACAAACACTAGATTCACGTATTGAAGAAGCATTACCTATACTAGCAAAATTAAAGGAAACTCCCATGCGCGAAGCAGACGAATTTGAATCATGGTCCAACCGGGTCATGGAAGGTACATGGGCCTTGCCCGACACTCCTGAAACTGAACGTCAACTAAAAGACCTGATGAGCAAGCCACTAATTGTTGGTGCTGATGCCACAAATGCTACAGAACAACTGTATGATCTTGTTGGTGATGACATCTTGTTTGATCGACTGGGTGACCTAGCTGAGCGTGACCCCAATGCCAATTGCTGGGAAGATCCTGGTGTTATCAATCGACTGGGTGAGCTTGGAATTGACATCAATGCCACAGTAGGCCCCGATGCTAACAAGCAAGGCATGGCGGAAGGCCACGAAGACAGCGCAGTAGCCAGTGCCCTTACCCGTCGCATCATGAGCCAACGTTTAGACTTGCTAAAGAAGTATGGTCCAGTAAAAGTTACACAAGCAATCGATTCTGCCGCTGAATTTTTTGGTGACGTAGAAGAAATTGGCTCAAGTGATATGCATGCCTACATGCAATATGTTGAAAAAGAACTCGGCGGTATGGGTGAGCAAGGTTTGTCAGAAGGAACCAGACAAGGTATCATGCTCAACGGTAAAGAAGTTGACATGCGTAGCTTAGAAATTGAAAACGTTGATTCTAGAGACTATCCAGATTTTAGTGATGCATATATTGGCCGTGCTTCATTTACTGACGGAACAGACCTAAGTGATCAAGAAATGGACCAACTAAACGACGAGCATGGCGATCTTGTACATGAGTTGGCCTACAACAGTTTGCATGAATCAGATCTTGGTGAGGACCTTGACACCGATGGTGTAATGATGACCAAACCATCAAACATGTCAAGTGAGTCTGCTACATTGGATCTTGAAAGATTGAAACGTCTTGCATTGATGTAAACATGAACATTGCAGTGCTGACATTCCCTGGGCACATATTTCAGACTACACTGACAATCAATTCCATAGTAAAGTTGTATCAACCAGAGCAAATACATGTTCTGGTTGATGATATTGCTGCCAGGACCTGGACCACTTATGTTGAAGATTTAAAATCTTGGTTGCGCAGTTGTTTTCCCACTGTACAACTAGAATACACAACATATTCTCAAATAGATTTTCAAGACTGTGCCAGTGGATGGTGGCGTGCTCAATTAATTAAATTACATGTGGATACATTGTTATCGGGCAACAAATGGTTGCTGGTTGATGGCGATATTATTTTTGAAAAAATAGCCAACTTAGATGGTGTTACACCCTACACATCTAGAACTCCTGGACTATCTTCGCCAGTTGCAGTGCTACATTCAAACTACGTGAAAAATCTCTTGGGCATTGCTCAAGGGCATCTTGAAGTACATGGCAAATATGTTGCCACAAGCCCTGTGCCATTTCGTGTGGTAGATCACGCACTGCTACAAGGCATACGAAACAGAGCCGAAGCTCAACACCAACAGAATTTTCTTAAATTACACTTGCAATGGTTTAGAGATCAAAGTATAATTGCATTTGAAGATCCACCACAGCGCATGATCATGAGTGAATGGGAATTGATAGAATGTTATCGTCACTATGTCACACATGAACCTTGCAAGTTTATGGAACTTGGCTCGGGCTACGGTATTGACATGAACATTACGTCTTTCATGGACCCGGTGTTGTATAAACATTCTTACAAACGTGATATACAGGTAGGCAAGACATGGTTTGATCAAGAATTTCAACCCATACCTCAACAGTTGTGGGATCAAGCTGAACACTGGACCAACAGGTACGAAAACCATCAACAATGAAAAGATTATTTACTTTTGGATGTAGCTTTACGCAATACTGGCGCTGGCCCACCTGGGCAGACGCCCTGGGTCGCGAATACTCTCACTACGAAAACTGGGGCGTGTGCGGTGCAGGAAACAGTTTAATTTTTAACAGCCTGATAGAATGTTATCAGCGCAATCATATCACGGCCGATGATGACGTTTACATCATGTGGACCAATACCAGCAGAGAAGATAGGTATGTTGGCAAGCGTTGGTTGGCACAGGGAAACATATACTGGTCAAGTGGCAATGACCTACCAATTGAATATGTCAAATATTTCACATGCGAACGTGGATATCTTATTCGAGATCTAGCAACAATCACGGCAGCACGCCATTTGCTAGAGCACTGGGGCTGTAAGTGGAAATTCATGAGCATGGTGCCACTAAACAAAACCAATCTCAGCAACGAACTAGGATCAAACCCCAATGATGTATTAACCAATGATCTTGACGTGCAAGACATATATCAACACACGCTGGCAAGCATAGCACCTAGCATTTACTCCACGCTGTTCAAAAACGACTGGAGCAGTAGGCCTGGATTACCTGATGCAAATGACGTCAGTCGTAGAGACTTTCATCCCACTCCACTGGAACATTTGGAATATTTTAATTTGACATGCCCGGGACAAATAACCAGACAGGACACACCTGAGTGGATGGCCCAGTGCGAACAACAGGCAAAAACAAACAGTTTAAAATGGGGAACACACCATACCCCTGAAGTAAGGTTATGACATGTTGACATTTAAACCCAATGGCGCTCGAGGAATCACAGTGTACTACGACAGCTGGATGGAAGGCGGTGGTACCTGGTTTGGTCAAGAATACATAGACATTGTTCGTGAACGCTATCCCAATCGACAATTTAAAAAATGTTATGAGTGGTGTTCTGGTCCAGGATTCATAGGATTTGGGTTACTGGATCATGAACTATGTGAAAATCTTTGCTTGTCGGACATCTACGAATCCGCAATAGATCGAGTGTTAAATCACACAGCAAAGGATCATGTTAATCAGTGCGAACATCAGATATCAGCCTACGCCACTGGAACATTGCACACCTTACCTGACCATGAACAATTTGATTTGGTCGTGGCCAATCCCCCACATTTCTTAACCTGCCCCGGTGATGAGAATATGCAACGTATCAAAGTTGATGGTGGTTGGGCGGCGCATAGAGATTTCTTTCGATACATTGCACAACACCTATTGCCAGATGGTGTGATTTTGCTACAGGAGAACCAAGCCGGTAGCATTGGTGGTGTGGCTGAGTTTGAACAAATGATTGCTGCCAGTGGCCTTGTTGTTACGGACTCTTTCCGCAGTCCAAAATTTTATGAAGTTGACGGTCACACCCAAATTTACTACATTGAAATAAAAAAGGCACAATAGGTCGACAATTAATTCAAATGTCGTTGACAATGCTAAATACATCGTGTACACTACAACAAGTGTACGCAACAGGCATATACTAGGCATTTAGTAAAACATTCATAGGCAACGAAAGGTAACACACTATGGCATCATTAGCAGAAATCCGCGCAAGACTCCAAGCAGCCGAGTCTAACAAAGGCGGGCAATCACAAGGCGGCGGCGACAAATCAATTTACCCACACTGGAACATGGACGAAGGCAAAGAAGCTGTAGTTCGATTCTTACCAGATGGTAATTCTAAAAACACATTTTTCTGGGTCGAACGAGCAATGATTCGACTGCCCTTTGCAGGCATCAAGGGAGAAATGGAATCCAAACAGGTCATGGTACAAGTGCCTTGCGTAGAGATGTGGGGCGACGCTTGTCCAATCTTGGCAGAAGTACGCACATGGTTCAAGGACAAAAGCCTTGAAGACATGGGTCGTAAGTACTGGAAGAAACGCAGTTACATTTTCCAAGGTTTTGTTCGTGAGAACGCCTTGAGCGATGACACAACTCCAGAAAACCCAATCCGACGTTTCATTATCGGCCCGCAGTTGTTTACCTTGATCAAA